ACAATCTTATTGTAGAATTATCTACAGCCAATGGCAAGGCTGTTATCAGCCCTGGCCTTGGCCAAGTAACATTTACTCTTACATCTACGCAGACTGCTCCAGAGGAATTGCCTGCTGGCAATTACACTTACGCAATTAACTATTCAGATACTGCAGGGAATGTATACCAAATTCTTGCTGGCGCATTTATAGTAACAGCAAGCGTGGTGCAATAATGGCTAGTACAGTCAATAGCATCTCAACGGTTCTTATCCCAACCACAACTAATATTTACAATATTGCGGTTGACGAAGTACAAGTTATTGAACTTGGACCAGTCGGCCCACAAGGTATACAAGGAGCATCTGGTGCAACAGGAGCAACTGGAGCAAGCATTACAGGAGCCACAGGCTCAACAGGCGCTACGGGTAATACAGGCAGCCAAGGAAACACAGGACCTACTGGTTCCATCGGAGCGACAGGATCCACAGGTCCTACTGGCCCAACGGGTATTACTGGCGGCACAGGGGCTACTGGATCCACAGGATCAACTGGAGTAACTGGTGCGACGGGTAATACGGGCAGCACTGGCAACACTGGTCCTACTGGCGCTACTGGCAATACTGGTCCGCAAGGGCAAACAGGTCCAACAGGACCTACTGGACTAACAGGTAACACTGGTTCTACAGGCGCACAGGGCAATACAGGGCCAACTGGTTCTACAGGTCCAACTGGTCCAATTGGTGACAAGTATCAAACTTCTTCTACCTCATCTATCACCCTGCCAGTAAGCGGCACACAAACAGTTACTATTGGAACTGGTTTACAGTATTCGATTCAACAATCTACAATTGTTGCCAACTCAACATCCGCTTATTTCATTGGTGATGTTGTTTCTTACAATTCTGGCACAGGCGTGCTGACGCTTAATGTCACCAAGACTGTAGGCACTGGTACATTCGCTTCATGGACAGTTAACCTTGATGGTGCAGTCGGTGCAATAGGCTTTACAGGCCCTACAGGGCCTACAGGAGCCATTGGAAACACTGGTGCCATAGGAAACACAGGAGCAACTGGTAACACAGGTTCACAGGGAAATACGGGGGCAACAGGTGCGACAGGTAATACTGGCAATACTGGTCCTACTGGTGCCATCGGCAATACTGGCGCCACTGGTGCTACAGGCCCTACAGGATCAACGGGAGCAACGGGCGGAACAGGCCCAGGATACTCAGGAGTAGCATCTCTTACTTCTGTAACTATAGGTACAGGTTCCCAAACATTTACCCTTGCAGGCTCTTATCAAGGTGCATTTATTGTCGGTATGCGCATTCGCGCTATCTACCCAGTGTCACCAACAAACTGGATGGAAGGTGTTATCACTTCCATTAATACTACAACCCTTGTCATGACGGTTGATACAACTAGCGGTTCTGGCACATTTGCTATTTGGAACTTTTCTATTGCAGGTTTGATCGGTATTACTGGACCGACGGGAGCAGCGGGTGCCACAGGCGCAACAGGATCTACTGGAGCGACTGGCCAAACTGGACCAACAGGGCCAACAGGAATTACTGGCAGCACTGGCTCGACTGGACAAACTGGGGCTACTGGTTCAACGGGACAGACTGGCGCTACAGGAAGCACGGGTGCTACTGGCGCCGCCGCAATCGCAAACCTTCAAGACATATTGATGCTTGGCGGTATGTGATAAGATTGCGCTATGGTCAAGATAGCAACCTATTCTATATGTAAAAATGAGGCTAAACATATCCTCAGATGGGTTGAGGCAACGAAAGATGCCGACTATCGCATAGTAGTAGACACAGGCTCTACCGATGGTAGCCAAGATATGCTACGAGCATTAGGCGTTACTGTCTACCAGATACACCTAGAACCATTTCGCTTTGATGTGGCTCGCAACACAGCCTTATCACTCGTACCAGAGGATGCCGATGTCTGCGTTATCTTGGATATGGACGAAGTTCCAGAACCGACGTTCTTTAAGAAAGTCCGCAAAAAGTGGCTACCAGGTACACATCTTGGCTGGATCAGCATGGATACTGGCCAGAAGTGGGAACGAGATAGGCTCCACTCAAGGTTTGGTTGGTACTGGAAATATCCATGCCACGAAGTGCAACTGTGGTACGGGCAAGGTGACACACGAGATTGTGACATCCGCGATGCCGTTATACAACACCTTCCAGACAACGACAAATCCAGAGGACAGTATCTAACCTTACTGGAAATGGCTGTCAAGGAAAATCCACAAGATGCTCGCATGTGGACATACATGACAAGAGAATATTACTTCCACCACCAATGGCAGAAAGTCATTGACTCAGCGGAAAAACAAATACCGCTCAATGGATGGGATGTAGAACAAGCCGCTGTCTGCCGATGGGCAGGTGAGGCTAGTCATCAACTGGGCTTGCATGAGCAAGCAACCGCTTGGTATGACAAAGGTGTACAACTTCTTCCCCGTGAAGGTGAATCATGGTACGGCGTAGCAATTGATGCTTATCGTCGTGAGGATTGGGCCAGGTGCTTAGATGCTTCTATCAACGCTTTGGAACGTCCTCGCTCCGTCCACTACTGCTACGAATCAGCAGTCTGGGACTGGAAGTCCTATGACCTTGCATCAATCTCTGCTTACAACCTCAAGCATATTGATGAAGCAATAATCTTTGCAGCAGAAGCCGTTAAAGGCAATGGCGAAGAAACAGAGCGTATTCAACGCAACCTCAACTTCTTTAGACAGGTGAAGAATGACACATCAGCACACAACAAAGGTAATTGACTGGGGCTTAAACGCCACATACGACACAGTACCTATCAAGTATGGTTGCACCAAGTGCGATGAAGTATTTACTGAAATTCCTAAATATGACGAAGTACCATCTGCTCACTCTAGCCACACAGAGTATGTAGATGATTGCTTTGGTTGCAAGGCCAAGACTCTAGAACTTTCCACAGGTGATGCCGCTGGTAACAAAGGTATGTCAACCAAAAAGTGGAATGCTGAACTAGATGCTTATGCAGATGCTCGCTCACAAGGCATCCAACCTGCAGGTACAACCATGAAGGCTGTAGCAGAAGCAAAGGAAGCAAGCGACAAGATCGGCGTCGCATTTGATGCTGGCACAATGCCAGCGGCAGCAAAGATTACCAAGCAATCGGCGAAGGTAATGAAAGAATCGGGAGTCATCTAATGGCAGCAGCAAAAAAGGGCATGGGCTTTGCAGCAGCGCAAAAGTCAATTGCTAAAAAAGAAGGTGTGCCTATGAAGAATGCAGGCGCAATTCTAGCAAGTGCAGCACGCAAGGCAAGTCCTGCGGCTGTTAAGGCTAATCCTAACCTCAAGAAAGTTACAGGCGTAAAAGCCAAGAAGGGCGGCAAATAATGTGCGTTTCATGCGGATGCGATTCAAACATGCCAAAAACAACTGGCAAGTTAGACGGTAAGCCAACTGCTACACCAGAAGGTTCTTACGAAGGCGTGGGCGGTACCGTCACATGGCCAACAAACAAGTAAAGATAACTGGCGAAGCAAACCAAGTTACAACTAAGACCATCATCATCGGTGGCAAAGAAGTGCAAGTAGTAGCACATCCAAGTTCAGTGAAAGGTAGATAATGACTGTACCCACTCTGCAATACAGTTTAAACAGATTGGCTGGCACAATTGTCAATGGGGTACCAACCCTTGACGCACAAGGTGCTGCCAATAAATGGGCAGCCACACCTACGCCTTTGGACTTGGATGGTGCGCTTAACTATCTTTACAACCAGCGTTTTGGTGCTAAAAACTATAGTACAGACATGCCAGGCATTCTTAATCTACTTGCTGGCACCTACGGACTAGGCGAAAATTTAGCCGCCTCTTTAATAGCCTCATGACACTTTTCTCAGACCTTATAGACGAAACAGCCTTATCGCTGACAGGTTACACCAACCGTCAAGACCAGGCTACCTATCTGACAAGCCCAATGGCTGCAACAGATCTAACCTTTCAAGTAGCCGATGGCACAGTGCTAACTCGTGGCTTGGTTGAGATTGATGATGAATTGATCTGGGTTGATTCATTTGACCGTACCAGCAATACAGCCACTATCCCTGCCTATGGCAGAGGATTTAGAGATACAACCGCTACAACCCACACAGCGGGTACGCGAGTAACTATTACTCCTTCGTTCCCACGCTCAGTAATTCGCCGCAATCTGCAGCAAGCAATTGATGCTGTCTATCCAGATTTGTTTGGCGTTTACTACACACTCTTTACATTCCAAGCAGCGGTAACAACTTATGTGCTACCAGATGAATGCGTAGATGTGCTGGCTGCCTCATGGCAGACCATCGGCCCATCTAAGGAATGGCTACCAATCCGCCACTATCGTGTAGATCGTACTGCTAACCCAATTGTATGGAACAGCGGTAAGACAATTTCTATCCGTGAAGGCATCATTCCTGGCCGTCAGATCATGGTTACTTACACCAAGAAGCCGACTGTTCTTCAATACGATTCAGATGACTTTTCTATGACTGGCCTTGAAGATACTTGCCGTGAGGTAATTGTTCTTGGTGCTGCCTACCGTACTGCAATGTACCTAGACTTTGGCCGTGTACCTGCGCTATCTGCAGAAGCAGGCTCAATGGGTCAAAACAACCCAGTCGGTTCAGCAGTCAACATTGGCCGTGCTATCCAGAACTTGTATCAGCAACGCTTGCAAATTGAAATTCGTCGTTTGCAAGAGCAGTTTCCACCACGCACCCACTACACCTCGTAAGGATAGTAAATGCCAGCGGTTAATAGATATTACACATCAACAGCACAGGATACTACCCTTACCAGTTCGATTAACTCAACTGGCACAAGTGTCTCGGTTAGCGCAATTGTTGGTTACCCAACGCAATATCCATACATTATTGCCCTTGACTATAACAATGCTTCAGAGGAATTAGTCCAGGTTAACGGCGTTACTGGGTTGATCTTTAACGTTACTCGTGGCTTCAATGGCACAGCACCAACCACGCACGGTACAGGCGCAGTAGTGCGCCA